AGCCCAACAAGCTGCATGAAGCGCCGCCAACCTCTTATTGGTTCTCGCTCACGTCTCCACCGAGCCTGACCGTTTGGCCTGTCCCTGACGCCGCAAGCGCCGGATTGCTGCTCAATTTACAGACCTTCCGCCAGGGTGGAGACGTTGATCTGCGCAATGGCGCGACGCCGGACGCCCCTTATCGGTTCCTTGACGCCTTCACGACAGGTCTTGCCGCCCGCCTGGCGCAAATCTATCGCCCCGAGGCTGAGGATAAGTTGAACCTGCGGTACGAGCAACGTATGGTGACAGCCTCCAAGCGTGATGAAGAAGATGTTCCGATGAAGATACTTCCTAACTTTTCAGGATATTATCGCTAATGGCATTACGCCCTCACGGTCAAGCTGAAGTTGATGCGGACAATCCGCGTGCGTTCGGTAAATGCGACCGCTGCGGTGATCAATGTAATCTTGTTAACCTTCGCCCTCAATTTCAATATGCTGGCCCAACCCTGGTAAACACCGGGTGGTTAGTCTGCGAAACCTGTCTTGATGAGCCTAATCCAGGATTGCGGACGGTAATCATCCCACCTGATCCTATGCCAGTCGTCAATCCGCGCTTTGAACCGTGGTATATCGAAGAGGGTAATGACGTATTTGCGCTATCGCAAACAGCGCCTGCATCGCTTTTGTCGCTAACTCTCGGAACAACCGCGCCAAATCAGCAAACGTTTACAATATCTCTATGGTTTAAATCATACAATCCCGCAACCGAAACTAATTCATTGTTTCGTAATGAACTGATACCTCATGACACATTCTTGCGTGTATCCGAGAATGGTACGACTATCATGGATTTACGGGATTATATAGGTGGAACAACTACACAATCATTTAGGAATGATAGTGTTGTAGGTTCACCTGGTTTTATTGTAGCGGATGAATGGACACATTTAATTTATGCGGTAGACACTACTCAACCCATTGCCACGGATAGAGTTAAAATTTATCGCAATGGTGTATTACATAACGCTTATGTTGCATCAAGTGGAATAAATGACATTATTGACGAATTAGGTAATGTTTTCATTGATGAAAACTTTGATGTAATGGTCACTGAACAACCTACAGGGCCTACGCAAAACTCAATATTTAGTAACTTCATGGTATCCAATTCAACAATCAATATACCGGATATAAGTAATTTAAATTATTTTGACGGACTTATAGCCTTTATTCAAGTGATAGACGGTACACAGTGTTTAGCATCTGATCTAGGCGGTAACAAATACGGTCTACATTGGTGCCATAAACCATATGACGGTGATTTTGGAGCAACCGGCTTCTACTTCTCTGGTGACAATGGACTTAAAACGAAAAACGGAGTAGGGAATAGTTACACGTTCACGAATAGCGGAATGGTTCTTAACTATTTAGATATTCCTCCACACTTCACCGTATAGGAACTACTATGGCTAACCTTACAATTACAGAGCTTACTGCAGCAAGTGCGATTGCGCCCGGTGATGAATTTCCAATTATGCAGGGCGGCGCAAATACGCGTAAAGGGACTGTCAATCAGCTCACCACGGCGCTCATCGGCTCTACCTCACTTCCCGTGATTGAGTACGCCACGGCCGCCGCTGTGGCCTCTATAAGCGTCCCCACGACTGCAAGCGCCTTTCGCACCTCGGGTTACACCACCGTTGGCGACGGTGGAGACGCTCTTTACAAGCGGGTGGTGAGCGAACCGGCGCACGCTGGTAAAATCCATTCCGCTGATGGCGCGTGGTGGGAGCTGGTGTTCGTCAATGGCGCGGTGAACGTCAAATGCTTTGGCGCGACTGGTGACGGCGTAACGGATGACGCTACGGAGATTAACCTTGCGGCTGTCGCGGCCGCGACAGTGGATTATTCTAGCATATATATGCCCGCTGGGTGGTATATGACCGGAACGACTACGATAACGCTCCCGGCAAATGTGAGCATTATTGCTGAGAATGGTGCCGTTGTAGAATATTCAGGCACTGGGGACGCTTTTCTAGTTCAAAGCTCAATCGTCTATAATTTTGGTGGTAGGGAGTACAGATTTCCGCGCATACAGAAGGGACATAACTCTACCCCTGTATGGTCGTCAGGAACAGACACAACATCCGTTGGCATTCACATTACAGGCGGAATGCAGAATTGCGATGTGTATATTCCTTCCGTTCTGCTCTTCAATAAGGGCGTACATCTTGACGCTGTATCAGCTACGCAGAATATCGTTTGTAACAATTTCTACCTTGGCCGGTTGAACAACAATTTAATCGGTATGCACCTTCAAGGGATAACGGGTGGTACACCTTGGGGTGTGAACCAAAACCAGTTTATCGGCGGTTCCATTCGGATTGACACTGCATATACTTCCGCCAGTCCCCAGTGGAAGCTGTATATGGAAACAACCGAGTGCAACACGAACACATTCCTTGGCACAAACCTTGAAACTGGTCCGACTACTGAGCTTGGCATATACTGCGAAGGTAGCGCCAATATATTCATCAATATACGTCTTGAAGGTGCGTTCGCTCGTGCAGGCTTTCTTGAGTTTACAGCCACTGCACAAAACAATCGTTTCTTTGGTGGCGCTGGGAGTTATGCAACTCTTGTTGGTCCGTTTGACGCCTTTGTCACAGACAACGGTTTTGGCAACGTCTACCACTATGGCGATACCTATGCCGGTAAAATGTTCAGGATTGATTGGCAGGACACTTATGCAATTTGGTTCGGTAATGGCACAGTTGCGCCCGCTTACCCTATTCGCGGTTACGCCACAGATAGGTTGCAAATAGGTAATAGCGCGACGCACGGTATACGGTACTGGGGGCCATTTCAGCAAGAAGAGGTTGTTGTAACAACTGGTAGTACACTAACCTATGGTAACCACTTCCAGCTCAACTACGCAACGCCAACGACTGTTACAGCATGCTCTGCGACTGGCACAGATGTTTCGCAGATGCTCACCATTATTGACATTGCTGGAAATATAACGCTAGAGCATGATACGACTGTACCACCTAGAGTTGGTCATTTTCAGAACACTTCAGGCGCTAACATCACTATGAGTGCTTTTGTTCCGATAATGTATGTAAGCTGCAACGGCGTATTCTATCAGGTGTAACAAATGGCCTATACCTATACATCATATGTTACGGCTCTTGCTAAAGCATTAGTTGTTAGCGAAACTGATACGGACTTCGTTGCTCTGTTGTCGACAATAATCGACAATGCAGAGCAGCGAATTTACCGTGAACTTGATCTAGTATCAACCTCGGTTGTTGTGGCGGGCACAATGACCGCGAATGATCACTACCTTACACTCCCTACGACGGGTGGTCATATTGTCGTTGTTGACGGTGTTGCAATCATTGTAAGCAATGAACGGCTTAACATGCTTCCAGTGACGAAAGACGTGATTGATTACGTCTTTCCGTCAAACGTGCCAACAGTTCCTTACCTTGTACCAAAGCTATATATGCGTATTGATGATACCCGACTTTACATTGGGCCAGTCCCTAACACTAATTACACTTGCGAAGTTACAGGGACGATTAGGCCCTTGCCGCTTAGCTCCGGTAATGGTTCAACATTCCTGACATTGTACCTATCTGATTTGTTCTTCGCTGCGTCAATGTCTACGGCAAATGCGGTACTGCTTAAGAACTATGGTGCGAATTCTGAGGATCCACAGCAAGCTATGAGCTGGGAGGCAGATTATCAGACACGATTGGCCAGCGCCAAGACTGAAGAGCTTCGCAAACTGTACATTTCTAGCAATTCGCCGCTTCCGGCGTCAGCAAAGGCTTAATAAATGACGTGGGCGCCAGTTGTCTTACAACCCGGATTGAATGTAGAGCTAACAGATACGGACAACCGAGGCGCGTACACGTCAACCAACCTCGGGCGGTTCAAGGCCGGTCGTTTCCAGAAACTCGGTGGTTGGGAGCGCTTTCTAGGTAGTTCACTGAGCGGAATACCGCGCGCCTCGCATGCGTGGCAGGATTTGGCAGGCTATGACCGTCTGGCTGTTGGCACTAGTACGAGTTTAGTGGATATCACTGACGGTTCTATTCGTAACGTGACGCCGCAGACCTTAATAAGCGTTCCCACGGTTAGCTTCACCACGACAGCCGGAAGTAATATCGTAACAATCACCGATACGAACGTTACGACAATTACCCAATATGACGCCATTTATCTAAACGCGCCTATCGCTATCGACGGATTGGTTCTGTCAGGACTTTACGCTGTGAGCGAGTATGTCTCTGCGGGGGTGTACCGTATTCTAGCCGGTGGCAACGCTCTTGCGGGCGTCACGGCGGGCGGCGCTGTACCCGCCTTCACAATGACCAGCGGAAGCGCCAATGTCTCGGTGCTGTTCGCTGCACACAATCTTGCCGTGGGTGATAATGTTGTTTTTCCCAATCCAGCCACTGGCGGAGGAATAACAATACAGGGTAAATACGTTGTACAAAGCGTGACGGACGCCAACAATTTTATCATAAGCGCAAAGAATTCAGCTACTTCAACCCCTGGCGCAGCAGTGAATGAATCGTTTAGTATCACTTATTATATTTCGATTGGTCCAATAGCCGTAGGGAGCGCTTACGGTACTGGTGTTTACGGTGCTGGCGCTTACGGTGTTGGCGTGACTAGCACCGCAGACACTGGTACAGATATTGAAGCTAACGATTGGTCATTGTCTAACTGGGGCGAGCTTCTAATCTCTAATCCTGAAAATGGCGGTATATACTATTGGGGACCGAATAGTGGCGTTCAAAATAGTATGGTGATAACACAAGCCCCACCCTTCAACATTGGTTCATTTATCGCCAATGCTCAACAGATGATAATCGCATACGGTAGTACGGTTAAGACGGCTATAGGGGTGTACCAGGACCCTCTTATGGTTAAGTGGTGTGACGTTGAAGACTTTACGACGTGGGACGCAACGGCGGCTAACCAAGCTGGAAGCTTTCGAATTCCGACAGGTTCATACTGTGTTGGTGGAGCTGCAACGCCGCATAGATCAGTAATCTGGACAGATCAGGGTATATGGTCAATGGATTACATCGGCGCAAGCCTTGTGTTCGGATTTACAGAGCTTGCCACGGGTTGCGGCCTTATCGCCAAGCATGCGCACGCCCAGATTGGTGACACAGTCTTTTGGATGACAAAGTCTAACTTTTATAGCCTTTCCGGAGGTACGGTTACACCCATGCCGTGTAGTGTATGGGACGCAGTTTTTCAGAATTTAGACCTTAATCGCGCCTCGCTTTGTCACGCTGGCGTCAATAGCGACTTTAACGAAGTGTGGTTTTTCTACTGCGCCAAAGCAGATGAAATGCACTATCTTACAGACGAACTTGTAAACTACATTGTTGATGAAAATGGTAACTATTTTGTTGATATTGCACTGGGATCGGCCGACAGATATGTAAAGTTCAACACCGTTGACGGCCTTTGGGACATGGGGACGCTGCAACGCAATACTTGGGTTGATAGGAGTGTTGTAGGCGCTCCTATCGCCACGGACGACACAGGCGCGGTATTCGAACACGAAAAGGGTTATGACGCTGACGGTCACCCTTTAAACGCAAGCTTTGATACGGCTTGGATTTATATTGGCGAGGGTGAGGACGTATCATTTATTGACCGCATATATCCTGACTTCAAGTGGGGCGAATATGCAGGAAGTGATACGGCTTCAATATCTGTAACTGTGTACAGCGTGCAGTATCCGGGAGATACTCCGCAAGTACACGGACCATATATCGTTACAAAATCTAATCAGTTCATCAGCGCTCGAATACGAGCGCGTCAATTCAAGCTAAAAGTTGAAAGTACTGATATGGGGAGCTTCTGGCGGTTAGGTCACTTACGCGTCAGATTTTCTCGCGACGGGAGAGGAATGTAAATTATGCAAATGGTAGCGCCAACGAATACCGCAATGTTGGGCCAAGCGAAGGGCGTAAATGAGAACCTGGGGGCGCTTGTTCAGGCGTTCGCCACGGCGTTTCCTTTGCATTCAAACACAGGTTCATTCACTATGGCGGCAGCCAATGTGAAGGCCGTGGCGGATAGCGCGATCCGAGGCGGAAGCATCATTTACCTCATGCCAACGAACGCAGCGGCCGCGGCGCTCATGGCGGGCGCAAACAGCCTTTATTGCGTTCGGGCGACGGGCGTAGGCTTTACCGCGACCACGGCGGGCGGCGGTAGCGCAGCCGGTACAGAGACGTTCGATTATTTAGCTGTAACAATAGGTTAATATCATGGCTCCTAGAACG